CATAAGCATAGTTATTTTGAGATGAAGTGGTGAGGTACGTGACATTGTCAGTAACCTCCTGCCATTCATAGATTGGGGATGCATGCTTGAGCAATGCATAGCAGCCCTGATCCAATCGACCTTGGTAGCCATCCTTTTTAACGATACTGAAGCTAGGTACGTAGTTGAGAGGTCGTATCATGACCTGCCCGACTCCGTACACATAGTTACTTCCGCTGTTGGAAGGTAGGATAGAAAAGGCAATGCCATTGGGTGCAGGTGGTCCCATACTCCAATTATCCCGATTAACTACGATGTATCCAGAATTGGACACAGATGAACCGGTATAAATCACGCGAAATGCCATAGTCACAAGTCGAGCGCGCACAGCCCCGAACAAGGGCACAAAATGGTCAACAATACCACCAGTGTTGTTAGCAGTGATGGCTATATTGCTCCATTCCGGAATTGGCGTCGTATAGGCCACGAGTGCGTTTCCACGGTTTTGAGCCAAGGGAACGGTATTCATGAGCGCTCCTGTGTCTGTGCCAGGTATTTGCACATAGATGGAGTAAGGGAACACGGGCAGAATGGTAATGTCAAACTGTCCTGAAGATCCTACAACGAAAGTAGTATTGTATCGATGATCGACGAGGATGCGATTAACATCGGACTGGTCAGGTATACCAATTGCACCCGATCCGCCCCAAGGGTTGAGGCGGCAATGGATGTACGGCATATCGATGCTAGTACCAATGTATCGTCCTTCCTGTCGTCGGGCACGTTTACGTTGTCGGCTTTGTAGCTTCGACGTAGTAGTCTTGGGCGGCGAGGTAACTGGAGGTTGTTTCTTTTTGTTGGCCCTCCGCCGCTTAGTTTGAGTTTGAGTTGTTGTTACTGTTTCAGGCATATTTAATTTTTCACGAAAATTAGGCTGTCCATACACCGACCATATCTCCATATGGTGGTGGGGATGTCAAAATTTCCATCCTAGTAGGATAGTGTTGGAAGTAGCGCTCGACTTTTAACTGTAGCCAAGGAGGTATGCCAAAAGCCTTCTCATATGATAATCTGGTGGCTAAAGGGATGTCATGCGAGTACACTCCCCGCAAACACCGATAGCACTTGTCATAATGATCATCAAAGATGGGTTTGGCTGCACTTGCCTGTGAGGCCCAATTGCCAAAAGCTTGATGGATAGGCACCCCAGGATTAGATGCTACTTCAGACATGCCAACACCAGTAAGCCACCTCAAGAAAAGAGGAACGGTGGTTACTTTCTGGTTGACGCATGTGAGTGATCTAGTCAACATTCTATAGGGCTTTCTAACCATGAGCCACCCATTAACAGTCTTCACTGGACGTGATTGGCAAAACTCAACACGCTCGAATTGGTATACAACCTCGTGCTTGGTTTTCCATGGGTATCTAATTCCTAGCCATTTGAGGCGTTGCTTCATATGGTTGTTATAATCGCTTTCTTCCATTGTCAATACACTATCATCTCCTATGACCCGGGGTATACAGTAGATTCCTTCCGTCAGATCGAGCAAAAGAGCTAGGTTGTCAGTGCTATTGCCGTCAGCAGTGGTTGGATCACCTGAGCATCGTGTAGCTATCACCTTATACTTGACAGAACCGGCCGTCTTTCCTTTGCTCTTACACAACGCTTTGCAGCATGTGTTGAGATCAGGGTGAACAGGGTAATGTGCTTTGTAATAGGAATGCTCGGCGGCGGTCCAATCAGAGTTGACTTTGGCGTCATAAGCCTCATGATCTAACAATATGGCAATTGGTTTCGAAAAATGTTTCCAATCAGCTCGTAATATGTCAGCGATCTGCTTAGTATTGAAGCCTTTTAGAAACGGTGTGCCATTTTTTAAGGTGTAGTGCCTAGACTTCCATAGTTTTGCGTAAGGAATAAGAAAGCGCTGCATCACCAAATTAAATTTCTGGCTGCGAGCTTGAATCATTCTCGGGGGTTTCAAGATGTCAGCTTTAATATCATCATTGGGAAAACTCATTTTCTCATTCTTGATGAATGCAGATATCTTTACGTCCCAGGGCTCAAGCAAACCACGCTCTTTCAATTCGTTAGCGGCGTTAATATACTTCTTGCGCATACTAGGGGGCTTATGCTTGATAACTTGTTCGAGGGTCATTGGTGTTAATAGTGTGGGCGGGTAGTGTTCGCGTAATAATTTGAAAGCGTTTTCCACAGCCTCTGCCTGTAGTTGTGTGCGATCCAACTCTGCTGTGGTTAAATGACGCCGTAGGAGCGAGACTACTTCATTCGCTACACAAGGGTCATTAGCTTGCAGAGTGGCAGTGTATGGACAACTCATCTTCATCACATAGCGTCGTGTGGGATGTTGTTCACAATGGACATAGTTGTTATTGTCACGGTACAAAGTTAGTCTAGTTATTTGAGCTGCGACAGAATCTTTGCACTCGACAACGCCACGCTGACACGTGGCAGGGTAGCGTTGTATTACCGAGGGGCTAAAGGGCGGAGCTGTACATCCTCACCCCAGCCAAAAAATCGGAACGCGAGGTTCTTAAAGTATTCATACAGATGCTTTAGTGACCAATACTCGAATGAGCCAATAGATAACCTGTCTATGGCCTTCAAACCTAGCGTTTGGTTTGGATGGACCATATATCCGGTTATGTTATCAGCGTCAACGGATCGGATCATTAATACATCTTGTATGGCACTGGTCAATATAGATGTTGTAAGATGTTGGTATACGTTCATGTTCCGTGATAAACGTATTATTTCGTTGCGTATGACACGTAAGCTTGATGAGTCGAGCGGATCACATGTGGTATGTATCGCAGCTCTCTCAACCAAGCTTCTGTACCAATTGGGCTTGTTGAGTTGGTTTACACTAGGTAGCGTGCCAATGATACCGCCAGCGTTGTCGCTGCCGATATTATGCTTACTACCATCGCTTTTCTTGAGACATAGGCCAACGCGCTTAAAGCGGGCTGTAGCATGGGACGCGTTACTGGCATCACTGCCATCACTGTTGCTAGTGGGATTGATGCCGCGAACGCCAGAGTACCTGCTACTGCTGCCATTGCTGATGCTTTTAGCGATAACTTCGTTAGCGCTGACATGATTTGTCTCGATACCATCAAGTTTGCCGGTTGCAACTGCATGGTTCGCACTTGCTCGGTTTTGTCCGCGTGGAATCCTTCGATTCGGTCTGCTATGTGGTCTGGTAATTCCTCCAACCCGATTATTAGGCCAAGGCTCGGGTCGGCCTTCTTCGCTTCGCTTATCGCTTCGGAGTATCTGGTTAGATTGTATTGGCGTGCCAGGCCTCCGTAGATCATCTCGTCCCACATGACCGTTTGATACCATCTGCGCGTCACCGGATGTATGTCCTTGGTAGACGCCATGATCCGG